AGATATCAATTAAGATTGAATGACCTTTACGACTTCTCTTCAACTAGTGTTGTAAACTATGACATGGTGATGAGACAACTTGACTTCTTAGACCACATTTTAGTTGGTGAAAAACCATTAAGATACAATCAACACGACAATAGATTATACATTGACATGGATTGGAAGAATGATTTAAGAGTTGGTGAATATCTAGTTATTGAGTGTTACAGAAAAATGGATCCAAACGTTTACACAGATGTGTTTAACGACATTTATTTAAAAAGATATGTAACTGCTCTATTTAAAAAACAATGGGGACAAAACTTGTCTAAATTTAACGGCATGGCCATGATTGGTGGTGTCTCACTTAACGGCCAACAGATATATTCAGAAGCGTTAACAGATTGTACAAAATTAGAAGACGAAATCAGAAGTACATTTGAATTAAATCCAGCGTTTTTGATAGGATAACAAATGACAGTAAATCACTATTTTCAAGGTGGTAGAGGAATCGGTAATCAAGCTGAGAAGCGATTACAAGAAGATTTAATCTACGAATCTATTAAGGTATTCGGTCAAGATATTTACTATCTTCCAAGAACACTAGTCAATAGGGATTTAATATTTGGTGAAGATACTTCAAGTAGATTTGACGACTCTTATCTAACTGAAATGTATTTTGAAACCAATGAGGGTTTTGCTGGCGAACAAGAAATCATTAACAAATTTGGTTTAGAAGTTAGAGACGACACTACATTGGTCGTTACTAAAAGAGCATTTGATATGCAGGTTGCAAACTCAGCTAATCTTATTGCTTCAGGTAGACCAAACGAAGGAGATATTTTATATGTCCCTTTAATGGCTTCATACTTTGAAATACTATTCGTAGAAGACCAGGAACCATTCTTTCAATTAGGTTCTTTACCGGTTTACAAACTAAGAGTTACACGTTGGGAATACTCTAGTGAGAAAATTGATACTGGTAATGAACTACTTGACCAACACGCTGACGACCATAGTTTAGATACTATGTTACATAAAACTTCACTTGAAATTGGTCAGACAGTATTAACAGGACTTGGTTCAATAGAGATGGAAGATTATCATAAGTATTCAACAGGCGGTCAAGCATTGTTGATGATGGAAACATATTCAGAAACATCTAACTTAGCAACACAATCGGCCTATGCTAGTAATTTAGATTTAAATACAGAGGCAGGTTACGATACAGTTTCTACACTAGATGATATATTGGATTTCACAGAAAGAAATCCGTTTGGAGAAGTAGATGAGTAGAGATAGACACTTACAAATAAATGAACACTTAAAAGAGTTGAATAGAAAAAAACAAGAAATGGTTTTAACTAAGACTCTAAAAAAAGAAGTAGACACTGGTGCTAATGGCACACAGAAGTATACTATTAAAAACGGTCCTAATAAAGGCAAGGTATTATAATGTTTGGTAATCATTTCTATAACGAGACATTAAGAAGATTGACTATTGCTTTTGGTCAGATTTTTAATAACATCATCATACAAAATACATCTTCTACAGGTGCTATCACTAAAAGATTACGTGTGCCATTGGCATATGCACCAAAAGAAAAGTTTTTAGTCAGACTAGATGAACAATCTAATTTAGATGACAGAGCCTTTGCAACTACATTACCTAGAATGGGTTTTGAGATTACAGGTTTAGCTTATGACCCTAGTAGAAAACTAACTAGAACACAGAAACATAGAATTGTTAAAGAAGGCGAAGATGGTAAAGTATTAAACTTTAACTATACACCGGTGCCTTACAATATAAGTTTTACTTTATATTCTTTTACAGCAACTGCTGAAAATGGTCTACAGATTGTAGAACAAATATTACCATATTTTCAACCAGACCTAACAGTAACAGTCAACATGGTTCCTGATATGAATATTAAGAGAGATATACCTATTATTTTAAATGATGTACAGTACGAAGATAGTTACAACGGAACGTTTACTCAAAGACGAGCAGTTATATACACAATGAATTTTACTGCCAAAACATATCTATATGGACCAATGAGTAATCAGAAAGTTATTAGAGAAGTAAGAGACGACTTAGCTACAGATATGCCAAACGCAAGTAGAGAAGAAAGAATAATTATAACACCAAATCCAGCAAGTGCAAACGCTGATGATGATTTTGGTTTCACAACACAAATATTAAACTTTTCCGATGGTAAGAGTTTTAATCCGACAACAGGTAATGATGAGTAATTTATATGAACAAAAAATTAGAGAATTCAGTTAATGAAATATTAGGTTTAGACCCGGTCTCAGAAGATATTACAGAGAACGAAAACCAAATGGTTGTTAAAGAAACACCAAAGGTGCCTAGAGTAGAAGACAAAGACAAAGGTGATATTGATAATGATTATACTCACAGTAGAGAAAATTATTATAACCTTATAGATAAAGGTAACGAAGCAATCGAAGGTATTTTAGAGATTGCTAAAGAGGGTCAACACCCTAGAGCATATGAAGTTGCTGGACAACTTATCGCTAACGTAGCTACTACAGTAGATAAACTACAAGACTTACAAAAAAAATTAAAAGACTTGAAGGCCGAAACTAAAAGTGCTGATACTAAAATTCAGAACGCTCTCTTTGTCGGTTCAACAGCAGAGTTACAAAAGATGTTGAATAGAAAAGAAACGCCGGAGAGTAGAATGGAAAAACAGACCGAAAATGAAATTGTTGAAGGCAAAACTGGTTAACAGCAAAAAGATTGTTGTTGCATTAGATAATATTAAATATATCAAGTCTATGCCACCACTACAAGAGTTGATGAATGGTGAAGAATTAGAACTGCCAATAGAAGTATGGGAATATAAAAAAGGCACAGGTGAAAAAACTGGTGTTAATGGCACCACATATATTCATAAACCATACATGACATTTAGAGGCAGTCAAAGAGTTAATGCAGCTATACGATTAGGTTATACACACATAGAAGCCTTAGTAATTAAGGACGAAGTATGGCTTAGTCATTTTATGAGGGAAAGTGATGACACACGTTGTTAATGAAAGTTGTATTAAATGCAAACTTATGGACTGTATCGAAGTTTGTCCAGTTGATTGTTTTTATGAAGGCAATAATATGCTGGTCATTAATCCAGACGAGTGTATTGATTGTGGCGTTTGTGTACCAGAGTGTCCAATTGACGCAATTGTTACAGACGACAAGGCAACAGATTTAATGATAAAGGTTAATGAAGAGTATTCTAAAATATGGCCAAATATAACAGAGAATGAAGTATCTCCGTTTGGTGATAAACATAAAGATGAAGATGATAAGTACAATAAATATTTCAGAGAGAATATAAAATAATGACAGACGCATATCTAGGTAACCCCAATCTAAAAAAGATTAATACTCCGGTTGAGTTTACTAAAAAACAAATTATAGAGTATCAGAAGTGTGCCGCTGACCCATTATACTTTATGGAAACTTATATTCGTATTGTATCACTTGATGATGGTCTTGTACCTTTTAAGATGTATCCTTTTCAGAGACACATTGTACAAACAATACATGATAATAGATTTACTATTTGTAAACTACCAAGACAGTCTGGTAAGTCCACAACCACAGTTTCATATCTATTACATTATGCATTGTTTAATCCTAATAGTAACATTGCTATTCTTGCCAACAAATCATCTACTGCTAGAGATATCTTAGGCAGAGTACAACTTGCTTATGAGAATTTACCAAAGTGGTTACAACAAGGTGTTATCAACTGGAACAAAGGTAACATTGAATTAGAAAACAAGTCGGTCATTGTGGCAGCTGCAACATCTTCAAGTGCTATTCGAGGTGGTTCATTCAACATCATCTTCTTAGATGAATTTGCTTTCGTACCTACCAATATTGCCGAGGCCTTCTTTAGCTCAGTTTATCCTACAATTTCTTCTGGACAAAAAACTAAAATGATAATCGTATCCACACCTTACGGTATGAATATGTTTTATAAGTTATGGACAGACGCAGAGAATAAACGAAACGATTATGTTCCTATTGAAGTGCATTGGTCAGAAGTTCCAGGCAGAGATGAGAAATGGAAAGAAGCAACAATAAGAAACACCTCACCTGAGCAGTTTCAACAAGAGTTTGAATGTGAATTCTTAGGTTCAGTAGATACCCTTATCAGTCCTTCTAAAATTAAAACCCTTGCATATATGGACCCCTTGACTACAAGTGGTGGTGTAGATGTATTTGAACACCCTATAAAAGGTAAAGAATATGTTTGTACAGTTGACGTTGCAAGAGGTGTAGAAAAAGATTACTCGGCGTTTGTAATATTTGACGCAACACAAATGCCTTATAAAATTGTAGCAAAGTATAGAAGTAACGAGATTAAACCTATTTTGTTTCCTCACATTATCAAAAAAGTTTGTGACGCATACAATAAGGCAAATGTATTAATTGAGGTCAATGACCTTGGTCAACAGATTGCAGAAGCAATGCAATTTGAATTAGAATATGATAATTTATTAATGACTACACAAAGAGGTCGTGCTGGTCAAATATTAGGTGCAATGTTTAGTGGTAGAGGTTCATCACTAGGTGTAAGAATGACTAAACAAATTAAGAAGATTGGTTGTTCTAATATCAAAACATTGATTGAATCGGATAAACTTTTAGTAAATGACTTCAACATTATTGGCGAGATGAGTACCTTTGTAAGACGAGGTTCATCATGGCAGGCAGAAGATGGTTGTAATGACGATTTGTTCATGTGTTGTGTGATATTCGGTTGGTTGAGTAACCAACCATTTTTTAAAGAATTAACGAATACTAACGCAAGACAAATGTTGTATGAGGAACAAGAGAAATTGATAGAACAAGATATGGCACCCTTTGGATTTATTGATGATGGAACACCAGATGAGTTGAAAAGTGAAGTAGATGAGTATGGTACGGTCTGGCATCCAGTAGTGACACACAAAGGATTGTAGGGTTCCTAGGTCTTATAAATATCAGTAAGGATTGAACTTTGACTATGGACTTATGAATAATAAGAATGTTGAATATTTTAAAATTAAAAGGTAATTAAAAGGAGACAACCTAATGGCATTTCAAGTATCACCAGGTGTTCTCGTACAGGAAAAAGACTTAACTAGAATTATTCCTGCCGTTTCAACTTCTATAGGCGCTATTGCTATCAAAGCAATTAAAGGTCCATTAGATGAAGTGGTAAGTATTTCTAGCGAGCAAGAATTAGTATCTATGTTTGGTAAACCCGACACTTCAAACTTTGAAGATTGGTTTACAGCCTCAAACTATTTACAATATTCTAATGCTCTAAGAGTTGTCCGTGTTCAGAACTCAGGAGTAAGCAACGCAACCGAAAGTGGTTCAGCGCTTGTAATAAAAAATACGACAGACTACACAAATAACTATGCAGACGGTTCAGGCTCAGTTGGCCTTTGGGCAGCTAGAAGTGCAGGAGTATGGGGAAATTCAATAGAAATTTCTACATGTCCTTCAGCGACAGCTTACGAAGAAGCAACTAAGACTACTGTTAACGACTCAGCTACGGCTATTGGAGACACAGTTGTTACTGTAACTTCAGCAGTTGGTATAGTTGCAGGCGACATAGTAAATTTTGGAGACAACTACGAATACAGAGTAATATCTATCTCAACTAACGATTTAAATATTGTTAGAAAAGATGAGCCAGCATACTTCGGTGTGGCTGACTCTTCAGGCCTACACCAAATTATCACAGACGGTGCAGCTGTAAGACGAAGATGGCAACATTACGACCTATTCAACAAAGCACCAGGAACATCACCATTCGTTGCAACATTAAGTGGTTCAAATGACGAACTACACATTGCTGTAATTGATAAAGATGGAGCAATTAGCGGAATTAAAGGTACTATCTTAGAAACATACGGAGCAGTTTCAAAAGCTTCTAATGGTAAGACAGCACAAGGTTCTACTAACTACTATCCTGATGTTCTTTACGCACAATCAAACTACATCTACTGGATGGACCACAACGCAGCTGGTTCTACTTGGGGTCAAGCGGCCGCTAACACTGTATTTACAGACGTAACAGCTGTATCAAATGTTAGTTTACAATCTGGTTCAGATGGTTCTGCTTCAACTACAGGTCAAAAGATGATTGCTTACCAAAAGTTTGCAGACTCAGAGACAGTTGACGTAGGTTTAATTATGGCCGGAGCCGGTGACGCAACTCACATTGGTAACTTAATCACAATCGCAGAAAACAGAAAAGACGCAATCGTATTTGCTTCTCCTGAAAGAAGTGATGTTGTTAATGTTGCTGACGCAAACCAACAAAAGAATAACGTGGTAGGATTTTTTAATACTATCCAATCATCTTCTTATGTTTTGTTTGACAGTGGTTACAAATACATGTACGACAGATACGCTGACGTATATAGATATGTACCATTAAACGGTGACATGGCTGGTCTATCAGCAAGAACAGACTTAATCGCAGACGCTTGGTATTCACCAGCAGGCTTTAACAGAGGTATTGTTAGAGGCGCAGTTAAGTTAGCATTTAATCCAACTAAAGCACAAAGAGACGAACTATACAGAGCAAGAATTAATCCTGTTGCAACCTTCCCAGGCCAAGGTACGGTTCTTTTCGGTGACAAAACTGGATTATCAGCACCTTCAGCATTTGACAGAATAAATGTTAGAAGATTGTTCATTGTTTTAGAAAAAGCAATTGCGACTGCTTCTAAATTCCAACTATTTGAATTCAATGATGAATTTACTAGAGCGAACTTTAGAAATATCGTAGAGCCTTTCCTTAGAGAAGTCCAAGGTAGAAGAGGTATTACAGACTTTTTAGTAGTCTGTGATGAAACTAACAACACAGGTGAAGTAATTGATAGAAATGAGTTTATAGCGGAGATTTTCATTAAACCTGCTAGAAGCATTAACTTCATTACTTTACAATTCATAGCAACTCGTACTGGTGTTTCGTTTGACGAAGTAGCAGGCGGTTAAGTTTAGAAAAGGAGAAATAATAACATGGCTAACATAAATGACTTCAAAGCTAAACTTGCAGGCGGTGGCGCAAGAGCCAACCAGTTTAAGGTTACAATGCCTTTTCCAGGTTACGCACAAGTTGGTGGAGAAATAGAAGACCTAGCATTCTTATGTAAGGCAACATCATTACCAGGTATGTCAGTACCTAGTTTTAATGTGCCTTTCAGAGGAAGAAGCATTAAGATTGCTGGAGATAGAACGATAGAAGATTGGTCTATTACTGTTATCAATGATACAGATTTCAAACTAAGAAATGCGTTTGAAAGATGGTCAAATGGTATCAATAACATGACAGATAACGAAGGCTTAACTAATCCAGCGGATTATCAAGTTGACGCATTTGTCGACCAGTTAGATAGAAACGGTGCAACGATTAAAAGTTATACACTTAGAGGTGTATTCCCAACAATAATTGCTCCGATTGAATTGAGTTATGACGAAGCTACAGCGATTGAAGAATTTGCTGTGACTATGGCATACCAATACTTTGAATCAAATACGACTACTTAGTAGTAGTATAAATAGATAATGAACAGTAAAGGAATATAGTATGGCAGATTTATTTGGATTTTCTATAACAAGAACTGCTCCCAAGCAGGATCCAAAACAAAGCTTTACAACACCACAAGCGGATGACGGTACATCAACTGTCGCCGCTGGTGGTTATTTTGGTCAGTACCTTGACATGGAAGGCACTGCTAAAAATGAGCAGGATTTAATCAGACGTTATAGAGAAATAGCATTACACCCCGAGTGTGACATGGCAGTAGAGGACATTATCAACGAAGCTATCGTTGCGAATGAACTTAAAGACGCCGTGCAGTTAAACTTAGAAGACTTACCATTTGGTAAAGATGTTCGAAGAAAGATAGAGGAAGAGTTTAAAGAAGTCCTCCGTCTTATGAACTTCAATACTAGAGGGCATGATATTTTCAGACGTTGGTACGTTGATGGTCGTATTTTCTATCATAAAGTAATTGATAGAGAAAGCACACACAAAGGTATCACAGAGTTAAGATACATTGACCCACGTAAGATTAAAAAAATCAGAGAAATTAGGAAGATGAGACCTGACGGTCCTACTCCATATGGTCTATCAGTTGTTGACCAAATGCAAGAGTATTTTATCTTCAACGAAAAAGGTATTACAAATACTACATCTGGTGGAATTAAGATTGCTACAGACGCAATTGCTTTTGTACCATCTGGATTAGTAGACCAAAATAAAAATATGGTCTTGTCTTATTTACATAAGGCAATTAAACCAGTTAATCAATTAAGAATGATTGAAGACGCTGCTGTGATTTACAGAATCGCAAGAGCACCAGAAAGACGTATCTTTAAGATTGACGTAGGTAATTTACCTAAACAAAAGGCAGAACAATACCTAAGAGATGTTATGGCCAAGTATAGAAATAAACTTGTCTATGACGCACAAACAGGTGAAATCAGA